CTATTTCGAGGCTTCGACCACACCGCTCTGACGGTGCTTCAGATTCTTCGCCGCTTTGTACTGCAAGGCAACGGAGGGGGCTTCGGTGCTGCGGCCGGTTTCAACCCAGCTGCGGATCCGGCTGGCGTCGGCAAAGTGCGTGTACTTGCCGAATGCATCAAGAATCACCAGCGCGACCGGGCGATTGCCCATGCTGGTGACCAGCACCAGGCAATGACCGGCCTCGTTGGTAAAACCGGTCTTGGTGATTTTGATGTCCCAATTGGGCTTGTTCACCAGATGGTCGGTGTTGTGAAAACCCAGGGTGTAATTGGGTTTGCGGAACGCGACGGTGGTTTCCTTGGTGGTGGTCAGTTCGGTCAGCAGCGGGTATTTGTGCGCCGCGATCAGCAATTTGCTCAGGTCGCGCGCCGTCGAGACGTTGCGCGGAGATAGCCCGGTGGGTTCGACGAAGTGGGTGCTGGACATGCCCAGCGCCTTGGCCTTGGCGTTCATCGCGGCAATGAACGCGACGTAGCCGCCCGGGTAATGGTGGGCGAGGGTGGCGGCCGCGCGGTTTTCCGAGGACATCAATGCAATCAGCAACATCTTCTTGCGTGGCAGCTCGCTGTTGAGCTTGACCCGGGAGAACACGCCTTTCATTTCCGGCGTGTGGCTGATGTCGACGTTGATGTATTCGTCCATGTTCTGGTGGGCTTCAACCACCACCAGGCCCGTCATCAATTTACTGACCGAGGCGATGGGCACCACCACGTCGGGATTGTTGGCATAAATGACTTTGTTGGTCTGCAGATCCATCAGCAGAGCGCTGCCAGAAGCAATCTTGAGTTGCGAGGCGTCGCGTGGTGCTGCGGTGGTTTCCGCAGCTTGGGTAATTGGCGTGATAACAGTCCCTGTCAACGCAAAAAATAGGCTCAGGATGGAAAGACGGATTTTCACGCGGGCGAACTCATAAGGGTGGATATGCCGTTTTGTTACGGGCTGTTTCTTAAAAACGACGCATTCTAGGAGTATGTGCGAGGAAAGCCATAGGCGCCTGTGGTACATGGGCCAAATATGAAAAATATTTAATGCTGTACCAATTTTGTACCAATCTGGCTTTCGAGCTTTCCGACTTCTGACCAGTCGGTGGTTGAGCTGAGCCAACGGGCATATGTCGACAATAGCACCTGCACACTGTGGCCCAACTGTCCGGCGATGAACGCGGGGTTCATGCCCGCCATCAGGCACATCGTAGCGTACGTGTGTCGGCAGTTGTATTGGCTTCGAGGCTTTATCTTCAGCGCTTCCAATGCCCTCGCAAAGTAACCGCTTGGCGTGGTCAGTGAAAGGATGTACTCGGACCCACCAGATGGTGGAAACACATACGGCGATGCCTGTCGCTTGCGCAACCGCTGATTCAGGCGCGCATCTGCAATCCTCCTTGCCACGGTCAGGGCATGTAGCGCCCGGCTGTTTAGCATCACAGTGCGGGCTTGCTTGGTCTTCGTCCGTTCCTCGACCTTCCCATCAACAACGATCCGACAGACGTGCGCTACGCGTGCGTCCAGGTCGACCTCATCCCATCGAAGAGCCCGCAGCTCTCCCGTCCGCATCCCACAAAAGAAAGCAAATTCAAAGTAAGCCGCGTAAATCTGCGCCGCCCTGGTGGTGAAGTTGGCGTACATCCAATTGATGATGTCATTGGCTTCGTCAACGCTGAAGGGGTCGATTTGCTTTTTGGTCTTCCCGGGCAGCTTGATCGCTGTCGCTGGGCTTCTTTCGATTACCTCATCCCGTACCGCCGCCTTGAACAAAGCGCTCACTCGTGAGATCGCCGTCCGTTTTATGGTCTGGCTCCCCCAATTTGTATCTCCGATGATCCTCCTGAGCAGCATTGGCGTGATGGCATGCATTGGCACGGTCGCCAATGCAGGTATCCAGTAGGTGTTCATCGTGCTTTTGTAGTTGCGGCGCGTGCCCGGAACGATCTCCAGGCTGTTGATCCACGTCTGTGCGTATTGGGCGAACGTCAGATCGGTGCTCAGCACCAAATAGCTGGAGTTTGGAAAAAACTCGGCATAGCGCTTTTCGTCCAGAACGCCGTGCTTGGCCAGGCTGACTACGTTATCGCGTAGAGCTGCGGCGGCCTTGACCCCTTTTGGCGTCTGGGGATGGGTAAGAGTTTCGCAGCGTCTTTCGCCGTTCCATGTGAACCGGATGCGAATTGATTGTCCTGCAAACTCCACTCCTGTGGGCATTCCCACTGGCTTTCTAGCCATGCTTCATATCTCCTGATGCTATAAAAAACCCGGCCATCAATCTTGTTCCACACCCCTTCGGGGATGATTCCGCGTGCGCGTTTTCCTTCGAGCGCCCGTTTAGTCGTCGCCAACATCATGGCCATGCGCTCTTCCGGCACTTTGTCGAAGGCGTATATTTCGGGGATTTCTTCTTTCTCGGACATAGCTGTCTCCATGCCGCGCGTGGGGCAGAAGGTGGTTAATGGGCGAACTTGGCGAGCGCGGTATCTGCGATTTTCATCGCTGCCTGGGCGTCGCTCACATAGGCCGGATCGAACCCGCCGCACAGATGGATAGTTGCTTGGCAGGCTCGCAGGTTCTCGCGAGTGAGCTTCAGCGCGGCTACCAGTTCTTCGCGGCCAGCGGCTTCGCCTCGGGCGATGTCCCAGAATCGCTGCTGCCACTGGCCGGGTGGCGGCGGGTTACTGTGCTGCGCACCGAACGCCATCGCGCCGACGATCGAGTCGCACAGGTCACGTTTGTAGGCGTTGTCGCCGTCGATGCTCAGGCCGCGCCGGCGCAACGTGGAAAGCACTTCGTTGAGGTCCACGCTCTTGTCCTGCAGGAGGATGTCGAGCTCTGGTTTTTCAGGGGTGTAGATGGCCAGGCAGATTTTCGCGCCGGGCGGCAAACTGGCACTGATCTTTTCCAGTGCATCGCTGGCGATTTCGTGGAAGCGGTTTAATGCGGACATGCGAATTCCTCGCCCGCCATTCACTGGCAGGCTTGTGGAGTGAAAGAAAAGGTCTACGGTTATGGTTTTGAAGCCGAAAGTGCAGGAGGCGTTATGCGTGAATCTTTAGACGTTGATTTTGAAGGAGAAACGTTTCGGGTCACGTACTCCGTCGCAAAGGGCATGATTCATGTCCGATCAACCTATGATTCAAAGCACGCCGTCGTTGGGGCTACGCCGCTAGAGGTCCTTGCTCGTATTATTGCGATTGAGCTTTTGACCGAGGCGAAGCGGCAGGGATTGCTTGCGGGTTGTCACCGCGGCCCCTTGTAGCAGTACACGTAGGCGAACCAGGCGAGGGCGATCATGGCGTCACCCGCTTGAATTCGACGACCCAGACCCACGGGTTGACGGTCCAGTTTTCGTCACCGCTGATCGACGTCCATAGATCCCGGAAAGCGAACCCGGCGGGTCGATCTACGCCGTTGGCGCGGAACGATTCAATTGCCTGGGTACCGACGCCTTCGGCCATGGCCTGTTCCTCGCTGATGTCCTGCAACCGCTCAACCCGGACGGCGGTGATCTCCAGCAGGATGCGGCTTGCCCAACGCGGCATATGGATGCTTGGGCGCCAGACCAGTCCACCACCGTCCCAGCCTTCACGGTAGATGCAATGCCCCGGGTTGCGGAGCCCGGGCGGGACGCCGTCGATCTTTGAGCCGCAACCACTCCAAGACACGTAGGTTTCGGTGTGGTCGTACCACGCATCATGATCAGCGTCAGGATCTGGGAGCCACGTCTCACGCACCCACAGCCGGTCGCCGGGCTGGCCGAAGGGGCAGAAGTCGTTGTAATAGCCGACGCTATTCGGGTGCAGTGGGCCTTCGCTTGGCAGCTCGTGGCACTCGCCGAGTTGAACGCCGTAACCGATGTTTTTCAGCGCTCGATCATTCAGTGCTCGCCGGGTGACCATCTTTCGGCCTTCCAGGATGGCGCGCACCATCGAGGTCGAGAACAGGATCGGCCGTTCTTTCACTTGGCTCATGACTTCACCTGCTGTGGAATTCTCCGAGCCCAATGTACATACGGCCCATTTTCCGTGTCGAAGATGCCCAGCAGGAACCACTCAGGACCAGGCGATGCAGGGTCCCAGCCAAGGCAACCTTCGCAACCCGTCCGACCGTCCCAGTAGGGGTGATCATCCAGATCGCCTTCCATTGAGCGCTGACCAAGCTCCAAGCCTTGTTCTTTGAGCCAGGCGTAGTACTGGGCAGGGTTTTCGTCGCCGCCGAAGTCTGGGATTCCAGGGTGAAACCACCAGCCGTTTCCATCCCTGACAACTTCTACCGGGCCAAAGCCGGTTTTGGCTCGGTGGGTTTCGCAAAGCGTGATGCGGTGAACATCCGAGTACTGCCCGCCACCGTCGCTGAAAGCCATGGTGCAGCCGCACTTAGCCGGCTTGCCGTTCACGATGGTGAGTAGTTCGGGCGCCTTTCCAGTTTCTTCAGGCATGACTGTTCCTTTGCCGCTATAGCGGCTGACTTTGAAGGGGGAGAGAGTTACTGCTGATTGGTGATGTGGGCGTGAGTGCGCGCAGCGTGCATCTCGACGTCGGTGGCCTTGCGCCCCGACACCCACATACCATCTGGGTGACGCTTGAAGGTCCAGCCGTAATGCCCGTTTGCCTGGTCGATCATGATGGCGAACTGGCCGCCGACGGCCTCGATCATCCCCTTGATGCGCTCAGGCTTCTTGCCGAGGTGGTCTTCGATGAGCTGCTCGGTGAAAGCGTGCTCGGTGACTTTCGGCTCGAGTAAACCGCGGGCCCGTACCAGCTCATCAATCCGCTGATCCGCTGCGTTCAGCAGCATTTGCAGGGCGTCACGCTCGGCGGTGATGCGCTCGAAGTACTGAGCCAGCGTGCACGCGAAGTCACCGGCAAGCCGTTCATTGATGTACTGGCGGTAGTCGTGCCGCTTGAGCACGGTCTTGAACAGGTTGGCGATGTAACCGCGTCCGCCATCTGGCGTGTTCAGGTCAAAGCTGGGCTCAGCCGTTTTGTTTTCTGTGGGCATGGGGCGTCCTATGCCGGGTCATGCCCGGGCGGTGGAGTGTGGTGAGGTCAGGCGGTTGCAGATAGGGCGAGGATGTCTTCGCCGCCGCGAGCGATGCCTGCGTGCAAGTCCACTTTTCGTCCGGCGAGCATCCCGGCGATTTGGGCGTTCAGATCGATATCGACATCACGTGCCTTGCGAGCCTTGCCCACGCCTTTATTGGCGAGGTATTCGTTGATCAGCGCTTTGTCCTGCGCTTCGACGGCGATGATGTCCCGGCCTTCGCTTGCTGTAGGAGCATCGTCTTCGCCTTTTGGAACAAGCGCACTTAGCTTCCCGTACACCTCGTTTACCCATGCCAAGGCAAAGTGATCGCCTGCCGTTCCGGCTGAGTACGAGCTGCGATGCACGCCGGCGCGCACTGCTGCGACGTATTGCTTTCTGGCAAATTTCACCTTTGTCAGCAGCGCCTCGAACGCATACAGCGCGATTTGCTGAGCAGGTGTCACGCCGACGAAGGATACGCGGGCGACTATCCGGTCCTTTTCCTTGCAGTACTGCCGACCGTAAAGTGCAGTGCACCCGAACACGTTAGAAACCGCGCCGCTCAAGTTTCGCTCCCACGTAGGAAGGCGCTCAGACCGGGAGAACTGCGACTCGACTTCTCCGACGTCGCTCAACTTCACGTCCATTTCGGTCAGCCGGTACTCGCGCATTAGTGCTTGTGCCTGCCGGAGCGCCGTCGCGGCTTCGTTCTCGTTGGCGCTCTGGGCCAGCGCCAGGCAATGCTTGATCTTGCGGATCGCGCGCTCGAGTTTCTTTTCGTCGATCTTTTGTGTGGACATAGTGGATCCTCGCCGGCTGGCGTGATTCGTAGAAGTGGGGTATTGGTGTTCGACCCGGCATGGAGCCGGAAGGGAGAAGATGTATGTCAGTGAAACTGGTTGATCATTCGTGGAACAAGATCATTGAGCGCGACGCTTTTGCGAAAGTAGCTCTGCGCGACAAAATTATAGAAGTTCAGCAGCTGGAAGAGGCAATCCGCTCGAAAGACGGTGCTGATGCAGCCCGCATTGTTCTCAATGATGGGCTTATCGTTCATGCGCTGAAGCGCTGCCAAGAAAATCTGGAAGGATCCACTACGGTCACTGAGCAGGACTTCTGGGTCTGCTACGAGTTCGCCACAACTGCGGCGAGGAAAGCAGAAAAAATCCTAAATGAAGAGGACGACGAAGGCGATGAGTGATATCCGGTCGGCGCAATAGGTGGGGGTGGGCCGGGCGGTGCGCGGAAAAGCGTCTCGAATCTGGATTGATCTATTGAACTGCGTTATTGATTGTCTACCCGACATTGGGTTGATTAAGGAGTGGGCATGAGCCACAAGACGCGAGTTACGTTCACGATCGGCGAGCCAGAGAATGGCCAGCCGTATTTGCAAATGGAGTTTCTGGATTCGATACCAGGACTTCCCAACAATCCGCCTGTGTTCGACCTGCCGCCCGGCACGGACATGAGCAAGGCTAAAGAAATCGCCTTTTATCTCAATGAAAATCTGGTGGCATTTCGTCCATTCCCTGCCGAGCCAAAATCGGCATTCCAGACGCACGTTAAATTGTGAGGTTGGATCAGGCCGGTTGGCCGGCCTGAAACGCTTACTTCGGATCGAACGCGCCAAGAGATAATGCCGCAGCGTCGCCGATCTTGTTCTGAAGCACCGTCTTGAACTCCTGCGCGATGTCTTCGCGCTGAACTTCTTCGCCGACCCAACGCAGTTTCAACACCGGTTGCGCGCCGCTGGTGATGACCGACAGGCGCAGCGTGATCTGCTGCTCGGTCAGGCCTTCGAACGGAATCGTGCGGAATTGCAGGGCGACCGGCAGAGTTTCTTTGCTGCGGGCCTCGATCTGGTCCATGGCGCTTCGGCTGGCGCTGGTTTCGCCGACCGTAGTTTCCGATTCGCTGGTGGCTTTGATGGTGATCGTTCGAACAGCGGCGATGGCTTTGGCCACCGGAATGGGAGCGCCTGCGTCGTCAACCGGCGTCAGGTATTGGTGCCAGTCTTCGATCCAGTCGCTTAGGTCCTTTTGGCTGATGCCGCGCGCGCCGATTGCCTGGGCTGCGGTGTAGCCGGCTGTCGCTTTCAACCGCAGGACGGCGCGATCGTCGGCGTGGCCTGGGGCTTCGGCGGTGCCCAGGTTGAACAGCAGGGCGCAGCTCATTTCATCCTGGTTGATGAATCCTCGGGCGCCAGGTGCTGCGCGCTCAACCACGTAGACGGCGAAATCATTCAGCGAGTGGGTGCTGTAGGTTCCACGAAAGCGGCTGCGGCCGGCTTGGAACTGCTCCAGATTCACGACTTTCGAGCTGTCCGGCAGCACCACGGTAGGAACCAGCGTGGCCAGCGTTTTGCCGGTAGCTTCTAGCGCGGTGTCGGTGATGAGTTGAATTGCTTCTTTGGTCAAAGACATCGGTTATTTCCTTCGGTACGGGGAATGGTGAATTGATCAGGTACGAGGTCTGATCGGCGCTTCTTCACGGGTGAAGAGTTGATCGTGCTTTTCCGCGAAGAGAGTTACTCGACCGCCCGTGCCGACGTGCATCGGCGTGTCCAGGCTGGTGTTTTCGCTGCGCGTACCGCGCTTGGTCGGCACCTTGTAGTCGAGCTTGTGCTTGATCTTCACCTGGCTGGACTCGCCGATTTGACTCAGGTCGAGGGTGATAACCAGCTTGCCGGCCTTGCCGTGGTCAACGACACCGGCGGCAACTTCGGAAAGGGCGTGGCCAATCTGGCTGGCGAATGCGCCGCCGTTCAGTTCTTCGAGGAACTCTGCGGTATCTGTAGGGGTGGACATTGCTTTTGCTCCGGGATGGCCAACAGGCCGCTGGGTGGGAGATGGAGTTGTGATTGGCGAAGGCGCTGGCGCACCTGGTTGCTGAGTCGCTTCATGTTTTGAACTTGAAGCCGTTCTCTTGAGCGATGAGGCGGGCGCGCTTGTGATCGATGCCGACGGCCTCGGCCGCTTTATTCAGCGAAACCCCGCTGTCGGCCAGGCTCTTCAGTTCTGGCGCGATCTTGTCCCGCCCGGCGCGCAGCTTGTTGCTGTGAGCGCTGCCAAACCCAAGTGTCCTCACGCCGCTGACGCCGGCCGCGACTTCCTGCACCGTGCGTCCAGCACCGAAGAACTGATCCATCTGCTGGTTGAGGGTCGAGATAATCGATTCGCGAGGGTCGGGAAGTGGTACGCCGATCAATGCACACCTTCTGCCAGGCGGGTGGCCTGTTTCTCGAATGCGATCGCCATGTTCACCGCAACCTGATAATTGAAGCGGAAGGCCTTGGTCTTACCGGTGACCAGGTCAACGATGTGGTAGGCATTGCCGACTGTCTTCACCTGAAAGCGCACTTTCTTTGCGGGCGCCGCCAGACCTGCGAGGCGGGCGAATTCTCCACGGGCTGCGTGGGAGCGAATCATCAAGGCGCCAAGTACTTCCCGGCGTTGTTGAATCAATGGGTGCATTTGCATGGCTGATCCCTCTGTGTTGGGTTGCATTTATTCGTCAGCACTCGGCCCGTCTGCTGGTTGCCGTTGGGCGCAGGGGAGAGTGCTGACGGATAAAGGCAGGCGTAAAAAAAGCCCGATCGGAACCGGGCTTTTCGTTGGCATCACGAAGACCTCCCTACGTGACAGCCTCCCAGGCCCGCTACTGGCGACGGCCTGGGTTTGAATCATCAGCGGTGACCTTGAACTTGGGTTGGCCTGCCGATTGCTCGGCTGGTGCGCGGTGACACCATCGGCCCAGATGTCCGCTGCCTGTCAGGGTGTAGAGCGCAGTCTTCAGGCTTACTGCGCCACGCAGGTTGATCGTTCGTCTATTCCATGATGGTCATCCTCCAATACGCGCCGTTGACATCTTGGCGGGCGCTCGCCGTTCTCTGGTTTGTTGCATGCAGGTGGCCGGTATAAGCCGGAGTTTCGTCCGCATCCCAATGCACCCTGTCGCCAAGGTGCAGCAGTGATGCTTTGCCTTCGTTTAAGCGATAAAAACACCATCGTTCGATTCCCCAGCTGGGTCCTGAGGATTCGGGTTTTCAGCCATGCCAACGATTATTTCTCGACGCATCGCCTCCGCTACCAATGCGGTCTGGCGGTGAACGCCCAGCTTGAACATGGCGTTAGAGATCCTTTTCACCACCGTCCCAGGCTCAACGTCGAATGTTCTGGCGATTTGTTTGGCGGTCAGGCCCTGGGCAACGGAAAGTAAGAATTGAAGTTCTCGGCGTGCAAGGCCTCGGCCGAGATGGCCGATCCATGTGCCGCTTTTGATTGTTGATTCCATGCTGTGTACCTCTCGGTTGTTTTCCCGATGCACCCGTCACCAGGTGCATCAGTGAAACTTCCCGTGTTCCTTCGGCGCTGCTGGCGCGGTACGGACTCGTTCAAGTTGTTTTTCTGGTCGCGGTACGCCCCACCAGATAACTCGTTGCGGTGCTTTACGCTGCACACCCGGGTCAGTTGCCAACCCTCTGAACCATTGAGGCCGGTTCATCGCTGCCTTCAATCAGGCCGGTAGTTATCCGGCGATGAGGCAAATCTACAACCACAGGTTACAACTGGCAAGCTTTTTGGTTGTAATATTTTTGCGTTGCTGCAATTTTCTTTGGTTTTTGGTTGTTGATCGAATTACTGAGGGCGAAAAAAATCCCGCTAGAAGCGGGATCTGGAGATTGAAGCGTTACGTGCTATTTGGCGTACATGGCCCACCAGAACACGTGACCTAAAATCTGCATTTGTTCGTCGTGCATAGACTCAAACGTATAGTCCTCGTCCTGATGCTCTTCTCTGTTGAAGCTGCGGAGGCGTATTCCCGCAGGCAGACGGTAAAGCTGTTTTACCCGCAGCTGGCCATGCTGGCTGATCGCGTAAAGGTCTCCGTCAATGATGTCGCTGATCGAAGTTTTTCCTATATCTACTCCAACGGTCGCGCCATCCCTTAGCACCGGAGACATGCTGTTTCCTCGCACAGTCACACACCGTGCCTGGCTAAACTGAACATTGTTTTCTCTGAGCTTCTTCTTGCTAAAGCGAAGGGTTTCGCCATCGTCCTGATGAATTGAGAACCGTCCAGATCCAGCCGCGAGTTCGATCTCGCGTAGAAAGGGCACTGCCACCTCGTCATCAGCTAAAGGTGTTTCCTCGTCCCAGGCGTCGATGTTACCGAGCATGTGGGTGGCCGCAGCTGGCTGGTCGCTTTCGCGATCACCCTCCAAAAGAAAGCTTATGGAAGTGCCGAGGATGGCAGCCAGCTCACCTAGCTTGCTGTTACGCGGTGTGGAAATGGCCGACTCCCACTTTTGGACAGCTTGCGGGGTTACCCCCATTCGACGGCCAAGCTCCGACTGATTTAAGCCGGCCGCCTCGCGTTTCTGCGCTATGCGCTCACCAATAGTCTTCATATGTCAATCATACAAACATTGGTTGTAAGTGTAATTACGAATATTGGTTGTAGAAAATATCATCGATCGGTTAACCTCTGGTTGTAGCTGTAACTTTGAGGTGTGTATGAAACAGACTGCAATTCAGAGGGCGTCAGCGGTTGCTGGCGGCCAGTCCGCTCTTGCCAGGTCTCTCAAGGTTACGCCTCAGGCGGTGCAGAAAATGTGCGCTACCGGACGCGTACCCGCGGAAAGAGTTCTGGATATCGAGCGGTTAACCGGCGTGCCTCGAAACGAGCTGCGCCCCGATCTATATCCAGAAGAAGACGCGGATCCTGAAGTTTCTTCAAAAAAGGCTGCGGCATAGCGGGGGCTGTGCCTACTGCCGAAAGCACGCTGAATCGGCTGGATGCCATGCAGCACCACCTCGAGTTACTCAAGGAAGACCTTGAAGGATTGAGGAAGGACCTTCGAAACGATGAGACATAGCGGGAAGGTCCATTGGCACCAGTATCCGATTTCGAAGAGCTTCGAAGTAGTGCACCGGAATAGCTGTTCATTCATCCAGTGCAAATAGCGCAGACGAAAAAAAGCCGGTGGCTAGACCGGCTTCTTCACAACACTTGAAGGACCAGTATGAACACGATCGCTACCCACGGCAATACCTGCCATGTCACGACACTTTTAGAGCATTCACAAAACGTGTCGCAGCTTCGTACCACCCATCAATCCGCCGCCATGCGCGCCGCGCTACTGGTTCGCTGCCAGTACTCCCGTGAGTCGAAAACACAATTTCGCCGAGAGTGCCTTGACCATCTGAAGGCGTCTCTTGCGCCGGAACAGAAGGCCTCAGCATGAGTAACGTATTTCAACTACACGCAAATAGCCCGGGGGGCTTTACCCGGATGGACAACGACCTCTACGGCGCGCTGATCCGTGCCGACCTATCAGGGAGAGAGCTTCGTGTCGCCCTGGCCATTCATCGTCAGACTACAGGCTACAACGTCGCCAGCGCTCGTATAGCAGCTTCCTACATTGCCGAGATGGCCAATATCCATCGTGAGGACGTTTCTCGCATCATCGGTGAATTGCTTCGTCAGCGTGTGATTTACCGCGAAGGGGGAAGCAAGGCCCCTATCGGAATTTCCCCGGTGCATGCGTGGCAGATCGACGCCAAAAACACCCGCAAAACCACTGCCAAAAAAGAGCCACAGTGTGGCGTTTCTACCACGTCCTTAGTGGCGCTTTCACCACACAATAAAGACATAAATACAACTACTACCTCTGACGAGGTAGTCGTCGACGCAGGGCGTCAACCGGAAGCAGGGCCGGAGAAAGTTTTCAGGGTGAAACAGGAGGCATGCCCGCATCGGGCCATTGTCGACCTGTATCACGAGGTACTGAACGAACTGCCAGGCGTAGCCTTGATCAACAAAACCCGCATCCAGCACCTGCAAAGCCGGTGGCGTGAACATGAAGCCCACCGCGACCTGGCGTTCTGGCGCGAGTTCTTTGAAAGCGTCAAAGCTTCGGACTTCCTCATGGGCAAGATCGAGGGACGCTTCAACACCAAACCGTTCCGCGCCACCTTCGATTGGCTCATTGCCCCTCGTAACTTCGTCAAGGTTGTAGAGGGGAATTACAGTGCGTGACCCCTACAACATCGAGGCCGAACACGGTCTGCTGGGCGCGATGATGCAGCGCCCCGAACTGATCGACTCGCTGAGCGACGACCTGTCCGCCGAATCGTTTTATTTCCCTGAGAACGCTGAGGTGTACCGAGGGATCATGGCCGTTCGTTCGGCCGGAAAAGCCGTCGACTTTCTCACCGTGGGCGACCACGTCGGAAACCTGGCAGATGGATCTCCTGCTTACGCCTACTGCGCCGAAATCGTAAACGGTACCCCCAGCGTTGCCAGCGCCAGGACCTACGCGACCATCGTGCGAGAGCGAGCGATTGAGCGGGCACTGTTCGACCTCGGCGGCCAGGCCATGGATATCGCGCATGGCGATCAGGATGTGCAGGCGAAGATCGCTGCCGTCCAGGCAGCGGCCATGGCCATTGACTGCGGTTCCGGTGATGACGACATCGTCAAAGTCGGGGATGTGCTGCTCGACCAGTTGGAGGTGTGGCAAGAGCGCCATGATCGCCATGCCCGGGGCGAAACCCTTATCGGCCTATCGACCGGCCTTCAAGGCCTGGACGAGAAGACTGGCGGCCTGCAACCGGACCACCTGTACATCGTTGCTGGGCGGCCAGGCATGGGCAAGACCACGCTCGCTATGGGCTTTGTGGTAGATGCCGCCGTGCGCCAGGGCAAATCCGCACTGGTCATCAGTGCGGAAATGAACAAGGGGCAGTTGCTGGATCGGGCCGTGGCTTCAGAGGGGCGTATCCCGCTCAACCTGGTGAAAAACGGCACGGCCTGCCAGACCCATGGCACAGAACTCGCCGCGGTGGCCGGAGTACTTCGTCGCGCGCCGCTGTACATCGCCGATCGGGCCGGCACGTCTATTGGGCGCATTCGCTCATTGGCTCGCCGTCACAAGATGCGCTACGGCCTGGACCTCCTGATGATCGACTACCTGCAACTGCTGGAAGGCGAGGGCGGCAACCGAACCGAAGAGGTCAGCAGCATCAGCCGCGGCTGCAAGTTGCTCGCCAAAGAACTGGGCATCCCCGTCGTCCTGCTGAGTCAGCTCTCGCGCAAATGCGAAGAGCGCCCGAACAAACGGCCAATCCCCTCAGATTTGAGGGAATCGGGTGCCATCGAGCAAGACGCCGACGTGATCTTGTTCGTGTATCGCGACGAGGTCTACCACGAAAACTCCGAAGCCAAAGGCATTGCCGAAATCATCATCGGCAAGGGGCGCGACATCGAGATGGGCACCGTCCGCGCCGCGTTTCTCGGGCAATACAACCGTTTTGAAAACCTTGCTGCCGGGTGGAAGCCAGAGCCCGTCGAGCAGTCAGAAAAAGTCACCAGCCTGGCCAGCCGTTACCGCCAAAAGGAAAAGTTCTGATGGAGCTTAAGCGACTCGCTGTTCCCGATCCGTCCACCTACCGCTTCGCGGTGTTCTGCTGCTCGTTCAAAATGGATTTGAGCTATACGCCAGACCATGCCTTGGCGCTCTTCGCCGATGAGGCCATGGCCAAACGGTATGGCGCCTGGATGTGGCCAACAACGTTCGAGGTGGTGGACCGCTTCGCCCAGGCGGAGGCGACCGATTGAGTGCTCTCATCAAAACGCTGACTGTAAAGCTGTCAGACGCCGAGATTCAGCGAAACGCCAAGCTTGAACATGTGCGCGACCTGCGGGATGCCAGCCATCCCGCATTGCACTTCCGTTTCGCCAAGAACCGCGCCCGTGGCTCCTGGTACCTGCTGAACAAACGCCAGTGGCACCGCATCGGCGGCTATCCGGACTTGAATACCAAGCAGGTGGTTTCGGCCTTGCCGGCCGTGCGCCTGCGCGTGGCCGCCGACGGTGCGGCGAGCGTGTCGGGCTGGGTAACCGTCGGCGAGCTGCTGGACTGGTTTGCTGATCGCATGGCTCGTTCCCGGTCGCTCTCTGCGAAGCGTCGTTCAGCCGGGAAGTCGGCCATCAGTTGCCAGCTCAAGCCACGTCTGGACGATTTACTGATTCGCGATGTGAGCGCCCAGACCCTCGACAAGCTGCTGATGTGGCCGGCTCAGGAGGAGTTGTCGCTGTCGTATGTCCAGCAGCTGTACCGGCTGCTGGCGGTGGCTTTCCGGCAGGCTCGCAAGCTGGACTTGATACCGGTCAATCCGATGGCCGAGCTCAAGTTCGTCAACTTCACCACGGCGCGCATTCTGCCCAAGCCGGCCCGTCTGCGCGATGTCCAGTTGCCCGAATTGGTGGCGCAGTTGACCGAGCGCTTCGACAGTGCGCCCGGTGACGCCATGCTGGCCCTGATGATGCTCTGCCACGGCACTCGCATCGGCGAAACCCGCCAGACCCGCTGGGCCGACATTGCGCTGCCTGAGCGTGAGTGGTTCCTTCCGGCGGCACACACCAAGACCAAGACCGAGCTTCGGGTGCCGCTGACTGATCAGGTTTGCTCGCTCTTACAGAGATACCGTGGGTTGCAGGCGGCCCAAGGTTACGAGGGCGCATTTCTATTTCCGTCTCGCCGAGGGAAGGCGCTGAGCGAGAACCAAGCCAGTGCGGTGTTCACCCGACTGGGGCAGGGCGCCTGGACCAGTCACGACCTGCGCAAAGTCGCCCGCACTGCCTGGACTGACCTCGGCGTCGATGGCCACATTGGCGAGATGCTACTGAACCACTCCCTGGGCAAGATCGCCTCGACCTACATCAACACTCAGGCCAAGGAGCAGCGTCGTCTGGCTCTGGTGAAGTGGCACAACTGGTTAGATGAGCGTGGCCTTAAGGCAATCCACCAGCAGACAGACGATAGATATGAAGATTCGCAAAAGATCGTAGACGCCTTGAATAACGTGGCCTGCGAGTCATTACCGCAATTTGTTAAGGGCGAGGTTTGAAAATGGATAAAAGGACTCACGGCCCCGCCTTTGTGCGCCGCCAGATCCCGCTCACCGACTGCCCATCCTGTGCCGGGAAGGGGCTGGTCAAGGGCGTCTTTCATCAGCTCGACTGCCTCGGTTGTCATGCGTCCGGTCTGGTGCACGCCGAGACGCTGAATCCGCTGCCGGTTGATGAACTGATCGTACAGCTCGGCATGCTGGTCCGGCAGAGAGAACGCGTTGCGATCTTCCCTCCAGGCTCTCCCACCTCAATGGCTGAGCTGTACCAGCAAAACAACACTCGCGGGCCTGGTGGCTCCGCCTACAAAGGGGACTGATCATGGCGAGAACGAAGAACTTCACCGAGCGCACCGCCGAGGATCTGCTGGAGCATTGGGGTCGCTGGGTCGTGCTGGGCTCCGGCGTGTCGTGCTGCGCGTCCCGCGAGAACACTCTGCATACCCCGATGATCACTGACGACGATGCGCTGATGATTGATGGCCTGATGGGGCGTCTGTTGAAGCGGTACCCGGAATGCGGGAACGTGTTGATGAAGTACTACACCGCGAGAGACAAGGCGCTTGTCGATGTTGGCAAAAAGCTGGGATTCGGCGAGGAGAAAACCCGTCAGCTTTGGAAGGCGGGAATTGCATGGATTGACGGGGCGTTGGAGTCGAGGCGTGAGGCGGCCTGAAAAGAAAGCGGGGAAGCCACTGCTTCCCCGCTGCACACGATCATTCGTCGTTTTCTTCGGGAAGCCCGAGAGCGCCCATTTTCTGCCGAGGTGCGTTGTTCTTGTTGACCCACTCGTTCAGCGTTTGGATAGTCCAGCGCGGCGCGCCGTTCAGGTAGGTGTCAGGTTTCGGAAAGCTAGGCGCACCATTCAGCAAGTCCATCAGCTTGTTACCTGAGGTCATGGCAGACATGCCGCCGGACGAAACGCCCAGTGCTTTCGACACACCGCGCCAGCGGTCGAGAGTGCTTCGGGAAACGCCGAGCTTTTCACAGACCTGGTTGATGGAGTACAGCGTTGTTGTTGCAAGATCGATTTTCATGATCAGTCCTTCGTATATGGCAATATGCCGTTTGGTGTCCACTGAGGCATTTTGGTGTGCCTAGGTGTTGAATGGAGTATGTTGGTGTTTTTTGGTGTGGTCAAACTGTTTTGAGAATATTTATGGATCTAGGGGATTGACAGGCCCGGTCCCTCTCTATAGATTTCTCGTTACTTTGCGGTTTTTCCGCGAGCAAAGCCCGACCCTGAGTTGGGCTTTTTGCTTTCTACAGTTCATCGAGCCTCGGCATTTGCCGGGGCTTTTTCGTTTTCGGCTCCACCACACCCGTCGCTCCGAGCTGGGAGTGCTGCTGGAGCCGGATCTATTCACTCCCCTAAAGGGAGGAACCCGAGATGCCGAACATGCCCGACAAACCAGATACCTGGCTGCTCGTACTTGCGTGGCTGAGCCAGCACGCGCCGACGATCTATGCCGGCGCGCTGTCATTCGTGGTTGGTGCGTTACGGATCATCTACGGCGGCGGTACGCGCCGCCAAGCGGTGCTTGAGGCCTCGCTCTGCACACTGATCACCATCGGCCTGATCCCGCTGCTTGAGTACTTCGGCCTGCCTCAGAACTTTGCCACTGCTGCCGGTGTGTTCATCGGCTTCTTGGGGGTAAAGAAGATCGCGGACCTTGCTGATCGGTTCGCCGACTTCAAGCTGCCTCGGAGAGCTGAGTGATGGCCAGACCGGAAAGCTTCCACCACTTCAACGATGGCCGGGGCAAGCGCCGGGTGTACGTGAACGGCAATGAGGTTGAGCGCGTGGTCTGGTGCGACACACTGCTGGGCCTTGCCGTGTTCTGCCCGGCACCGGTCCGCATCAACCGCACTGGTGACGGTGCATACACCCGCCGTCTTCGTGGCGTGGTGACCGTAGAGCGATTGGACTGATGGCTTGCGGTGGATGCGCCGCCCGGCGCGAATGGATCAACAAGATGGCGAGGCTTTCATATGAGCGAGCAAGTGAGCTGCTTACTGGTCGAGATCCTCGCCGAGCAGCAGAAACAGACGGCGCTGCTCGAGCAGATCGCCAAGCACCAGGTACTGATGATCGAGGTACTGGCGGACGAGCGGGGTGATGACGATCCTGATGCCGCGCCAACAACCTACATGGATGGGAGCAGGGTGACCTGATGGCCAAGCTACCCACACTCAAGTGCAGGGTCAGTATGCAGCCAGGTCGCTTGTCTGCCTCCGGTTCTTGGAGGGCAGGCAAGGGCACGTCCAGTCAGCGCGGCTACAACTACGCATGGCAGAAGGCGAGGCTTGAACACCTCAACGACAATCCACTGTGTGTCTACTGCCAGCGAGAAGGGCGAGTGACTGCGGCCAACACGGTCGACCACACAATTCCACACCGCGGCGACATGGTCCTGTTCTGGGATCGCACCAACTGGATGAGCCTCTGTGCTCCATGCCACTCATCGAAGAAGCAGCGCGAGGAATCGCAGTCGTTTTGAGGTGGTATGTAGCACGTCAGTGACCCGATTGAAGCACGTCAATCCCCCGGATTGGAGAGGGGGGGATCAAAATATTGGAAACAAATTTATTCCAGACCACCCCTCCCCCACGCGCAGATTTTTTCCCCCTTTGAGGTTTTTTGTTAATGGCATTAACACCCAAACAGCGCGCATTCGTCGTCGCCGTGGCGGGTGGTGCCTCAAATAAAGACGCTGCCATAGCCGCCGGATACGCGGCTTCTAGCGCATCGGTCGCCGGTTCGCGACTGGCCAAACACCCCGAAGTGATGGCCGCGCTGGCCCAAGCGGGCATTAACAAAATTGTTAAAGCCCCAGCGAAAAAAGCGGCGGCACCAAGTGGGGGCGAGCCGAGCCCGGATGAACCTGTAGAAGCCGGTTTCGATTTGGCCCAGGCACTGCGCCATTCCGACCCAAAAGACTTCCTACTTGCGGTCATGAACGACTTCGGCAGTGACGCAAAGCTGCGTGTAGATGCTGCAAAGGCGCTGATGCCGTTCCTGCACCCCCGAAAAGGGGAGTCAGGCAAGAAGGATTCCGCCAAGGAAGCTGCTGAAAAAGCCGCATCTGGTCGGTTCGGTGTCCGACAACCGCCAAAACTGACGGCCGTGCCGGGTGGTAAGTAATGGAATGGACCACTGCCTGTCCGGACTGGGAACGTCGGATCGTCGCGCGCGAGTCACTCATTCCCCGCGGGCCCCTGTTTCCAGACCAGGCCGCCGAAGCCTTGGAGGTGTTCGGTGCGCTTCGAATGGTTGACGCCGCTGGCAGTCCGCTGATGAGCGAAACGGTTCGAGCCTGGGTGAACGACTTTGTCGCTGCGATTTTCGGGGCCTACGACCCCGCTGAAGGGCGCCGGATGATCAGCGAGTTCATGCTGCTGATCAGCAAGAAGAACGGCAAGTCGACAATTGCAGCGGGGATCATGCTTACCGCGCTGATCTTGAATTGGCGCGTATCGGGTGAGTTCATCATCCTGGCCCCGACCAAGGAGATTGCCGACAACTCGTATGTGCCGATCCGGGACATGATCAACGCTGACCCCGAGTTGTCGGCATTGATCCAGGTGCAGAACCACATCCGCACCGTGACTCACCGCCAGACGAACGCCACCCTCAAAGTGGTGGCCGCCGACAACGACACGGTGTCGGGCAAGAAAGCGATTGGCATCTTCATTGATGAGTTGTGGGTGTTCGGCAAGCGGAACGGCTCCGAGGCCATGTTGCGCGAAGCCACCGGCGGCCTGGCCTCGCGCCCTGAAGGTTTCGTGATTTATGCCACGACGCAATCCGACGATCCGCCGGCGGGTATTTTTCGGCAAAAGCTGTTGTATGCCCGGGGTGTGCGCGACGGATTGATTGCAGATCGATCCTTCCTGCCGGTGTTGTACGAGTTCCCCAAGGCGCTGCTAGATGCCGGCGCTCACCGCGATTTCTCGAATGCCTACGTCACCAACCCGAACTTGGGGCTGTCGGTCGATGAGCCGTTCCTCGAGCGCGGCTATGCGCAGGCCCAGCTCGATGGCGAAGAGTCCTTTCGGGGATTCCTCGCCAAGCACTTGAACGTGGAGATTGGCCTATCGCTGAAATCGGATCGCTGGGCCGGCGCTGAGTTCTGGGAAGCCCAGGCGGCACCCGAGGGCTTGACCTTTGAGCAGTTGATTGACCGTAGCGAGGTTGTCGATATCGGCATCGACGGCGGTGGTCTGGATGACCTTCTGGGGTTCGCCGCTGCCGGCCGCGACAAGTTCACGCGCCAGTGGTTGCTTTGGACGCACGCCTGGGCTCACCCATCCGTGCTGGAGCGCCGAAAAAGCGAGGCACCTCGGTTTCGGGACTTCGCAAGCAACGGCGATTTGACCCTGGTCGAAACCATCGGCGAGGACGTGCAAGAAGTCGCTGAGCTGGTGGCCAGGATCGAGGCTGCCGGCTTGCTCGACAAGGTGGGGCTCGACCCCTCAGGCATCGGCGCGATTCTCGACGCCCTGGCCGAGGCGGGCATACCGGAAGAGAAGATTATCGGCATCAGCCAGGGCTGGAAGCTCAACGGCGCGATCAAAACCACTGAGCGAAAGCTCGCTGAGGGCGGATTGATCCATGGCGGGCAACCGATGATGGCCTGGTGTTGCGGCAACGCCCGCGTAGTCCCTGCTGGCAACGCAATCCTGATCACCAAACAGGCGTCCGGCCTGGCAAAAATTGACCCATTGATGGCGGCCTTCAACGCCGTCTCGTTGCTGTCGCTCAACCCCCAGGCCCAGAGCGGGCTCGACAATTACCTGGCTGATGGGTTCTTCGGACTCGTCGGCTCGAACTCATAGGCCGAATATGGCATCTCGTTGGTACAACCCGCTGTCATGGCGCATGTTCGGCTACACCGATCCGTCGACCGGGAATTACGTCGAGGTCGACATGGTTGCCGGCGGCAAACGCACAAAGTCCGGCGTAAAAATCACAGCACAGACGGCGATTACAATCCCGATCGTCTGGGCGTGCGTGAAGATCCTGAGCGAGTCGGCCGCCGGCCTCCCGCTCAAGATATTCGAAGACACGCCGTCGGGCCGGGTATTGGCTGACACCAAATCACGACCGGCCAGGGTGCTCAGAAAGCCCAACCCCTATATGACCAAGCTCAACTTCCTCAAGTGTGCCGTGGTGAACATGGCTCTACGGGGAAATGCGTACAGCATTATTGAGCGCGCCGATAACGGTGACTGGATCGGCTTCATCCCGGTGAGTGCGGACAACGTCGAGGTCGATACCTCTGACGATTTGATCTACTGGGTCACGATCGCGGGAAAGCGCTTTCCGGTATCGCCGGAGAACATGCTGCATTTCAAGTTGTTCAGCATGGACGGCATCAACGGACTGTCACCGGTTGAGTACCAGGCCGAATCAATGGGCCTCGCTAAGACCGCGCAGAACTGGTCGGCGATGTTCATGCGAAAAGGTGGATTCACCGGCGGCTACGTCATTTATGAGCAGTTCCTGACGAAGGCTCAGCAGGACCAGATCATGTCGAAGTTCCCCGACGTCCGAAAAGGCGACGTCAACGACATTGGGTCGATGGGGATTTTGCAGGGCGGCCCGAAGATTGTGCCGGCCGGGCTGAGCCAGAAGGACAGCCAGTTCATTGAGTCCCAGCAGTTTCAGGAGGAGGCGATCGCCGGTTGTTACGGCGTGCCCTTGTACCTGGCCAACCGCGCCGGAAAGACCTCGATCATGGGTTCGAACCTGGAGCAGCAAACCAGCGGCTACGTCACCTTCGGTCTCAAGCCCTACCTCGACGCCATCGAGGATGAAATCAACGACAAGCTATTCCGCGATAAACCCCAATTTGTGGAGTTCATCGTGGAGGGCCTACTGCGCGCGGATAGCGCAGGCCGGGCTGCCTATTACAAGGCCGCACTCGGTGGTTCCGGTGGTTCCGGCTGGCTCAGCATCAACGCCGTCCGTGAGAAAGAAAACGAGCCCCGCCTGCCTGGCGAAGAGTACGACCGGGTCACCCGGTGGGAGATGCAGACCAATGCTAAGCAAGATTGAAGTTCCTTTTGAAGTAAAGGCCAGCGACGAGCTCGGCAACTTCGAAGGCTACGCCGCAGTGTTCAACAACGTCGACCTGGGCGATGACGTGATCCTTCCTGGTGCATTCACCAAGGTGAAGACCACTCGCGCCGGCCGCTTGAAGCTGGCGCTGTTCCATGACCTCACCCGGCTGGTGGGTTCGGCTGACTTCACCCAGGACAGCCACGGGCTCTACATCAAGGGCAAGGTCAATCTGGCGGTGAGCTACGCCCGTGATGCCTATGAGCTGATGAAGGAGGGCACGCTCGACAGTATGTCTATCGGGTTCAACACGATCCTAGCGGCTTACGAAGAGCGCGAGGGTCGAAGTATTCGCATCATTAAGCAGGCGGAACTCTGGGAAGCATCTCTGGTGCCTTTCGGGATGAATCCAGAAGCGCAAATCACCGACGTGAAGTCGGATATCAGAATTTTTGAGAAGGCCCTGCGCGACCGCATGGGGCTCTCTCAGAAGGAGGCGGCAGCTGTCGCCTCGCTCGGCTACTCCGCAGTGCACCGCGACGGTGACACTGAGGCCACGGCGATCGTGGAAGGGCTGAAATCACTCTCCACCACTTTTGACAATTTTTTTAAGGTGTCGCCATGACCGATCCAATCCAAGAAGTAAAAACCACACTCGAAACCCAGCTGAAGGAAGGCTTCACTGGTTTGCAGAAAAAGTACGACGTAGTTGCCGATGAGCTGCAAAAGGGCAACACGGTCACCGCGTCGATGAAGGCTCAGATCGAAACCCAGAAGGGCGAGATCGAGCGTGTGATCGAGCAGGTGCAGAAGCTGGAAGAAAAGGGCATCAAGCTGCGCAGTCAGCCGGGCGAAGCCAAGAGCTTCATCGACCTGGTGAAGAACGACGATGCCTACAAGTCGTTGCAGGCGAAGAGCGTTTCCCTGGCCGATATCGAAGTGACCAAGTCCGACATGGCCAGCATGAAGGAAATGAAAGTCACCAGCGCCGGCATCGTCGCGCCGAATTATGATCCTGTGATTCAGCCTGGCATCCGCCAGGAACTGCGCATCCGTGACCTGCTGACCACCGTTCCGGTTTCTGGTCAGAACTACACCTACTTCCGCGAGCTTTTGCACAGCCGTGGCGCGGCACCGGTTGCTGAAGGCGGCCAGAAGCCGACCAGCAACGTGACCTTCACCACCCAAACCGATCGGGTCAAGAAGATTGCCGTGTGGATGCCAGTGACCGATGAGGCCCTGGACGACGTTCCTCAGCTGATGGCCTACCTGCAAGAGTTGCTGCGATACGACCTGAAGCTCGAGGAAGAGCGCCAGATTCTGAAGGGTGATGGTACCGGTGAGAACCTGAATGGCCTGATGACCCAGGCGACCGTGTTCGACGCGGCTCTGACCAAGGCAGGTGATACCGCTATCGACCTGGTCCGCCGCGCGATTTACCAAGTTCGCAAGCAGTCGATGCTTTCCGCTGATGGCATTGTCATGACTGAGCTCGACTGGATGAACATCGAGCTGCAGAAGGACGGCGAGAACCGCTATCTGTTCGCGAACCTGCAAGGCTTGGTTACACCGGTTCTCTGGGGCCGCCCGGTAGTCACCTCTGACAGTGTAGATGAGGGTGACGCGGACACCGGCGGCGAGTTCCTGGTGGCGAACTTCGCGCGCTCGTCCGTGCTGTTCGACCGTATGTCGTTCCTGTTCAAGATGGGCCTGATTAACGATCAGTTCATCAAGAACGAACGCGCGCTGCTGGTTGAAGAGCGTCTCGGCCTCGGCGTGCGTCGCCGTGAAGGCCTGGTCAAAGGCCGCTTTACCGCCGCGGCGTAATCCTACCAACTTGCAATGGCCGGCCTAGTGCCGGCCTTTTCCGTTTTAGGAGGCAACATGAAAATTAAAGCATTATGGGGTTTTGTCGGTAACGCGACCCTGCTTGGTACCGAGTCGACCTCGGTGAAGGCTGGGCAAGTGTTTGGCGAAGTAGACGATGAGTACGCCCATGTCCTGATTGGCAAAGGGCTGGCGCAAGAAGTTGATGATGACGGCAAGCCGAAGGTTTCTGCGCCCAAGCAATCGAAGTCGGCAGCCCCGAAAGAGACCAAGTAAATGATCGACCTGCCGCGTGTGAAGCTCCACCTGCGAGTGGACGGCGATGAAGAGGACGCGCTCATCGGCGGCTACATCAATGCGGCGAAGTCCCACGTGGCTATGCACTGTGACAGGGAATTGGTCGAGGATGAGCCGGTCGAGCCCGATCAAATGGGGCTCACCCCGGACGTCGAGCAGGCCATTCTGCTGTTGATCGGTCACTGGTACGACAATCGTGAAGATGCTGCTGTTGGTGTCACTCCCACGGCGGTCGAGCGTTTGCTCTGGTACAGGAAGCGTTTCTGATGGAAGCCGGGAAACTGCGCCACCGAATCGAAATCCAGCACAAAATCACCCTTCGAGATCCATCCACCGGCAATTTCCTTGAGCCGGCCTGGGTGAAATTCGCCAAGGTCTGGGCCGGGGTTGAGGATTCATCGGCCCGCGACCTGGTGGCCGCCAAAGCTGCCAAATCTCAGGCAACTGGCCGGATGGTGATCCGGTACCGCCCGGGCGTTCTGCCGACAATGCGGATTCTTTATCGCGGCGAGATCTACAGCATCGAGGGGCCGCCGCTCGCCGACAAGGTGTCCGGTATCGAGTACCTGACGCTCCTGGTGTTGAAGGGGGTCAAGGATGGCTAGTTCAATTTCCTCCCGCTTACAGGGGGTGGCGTCGACGGTCGAGAAAATGCGTGGCCTGGCGCCAAAGCTTCAGAAAAAAGGGCTGCGTAAGGCGGCTCGGGAAGCGATGAACATCGTCCGCGATGACGCCAAGGCGCGGGCCAAGACGTTGGACGATCCGGAAACCAAAGAGAAAGTCTGGAAAAACATCATCACCCAAGAGGCGCCAAAGCAATCCCGGCGCGAGGGTGGCGTGGTGATGCGCGTCGGTGTTCGGGGTGGTGCTGGGTCGAATCAGCACAGCAAGGACGCCAGCGGCAACCCGGGCGGCGATACCAGGCACTGGCGGTACATCGAGCTCGGCACGCAGTTCACGCCGCCGGCGCCGTTCATGCGTCCGGCATTTTCACAAAACGTCGGCAAGGTGACAGACCAGTTTGTCGCCAGTCTCAGCCGAGAAATTGATGCTGCACTCAGGGGGAATTGATGGATCCGCCTATTTTTCTGACCTGCTCAACCGATCCGACCGTTTCCGCGCTGATCGGCACCGGCGTCGACTGCCGAATTTACTCATTCGGCGAAGCGCCGGAAGGCGTGCGGAAACCCTATGTGGTCTGGAACCTGATCGACGGCAATCCTGAAAACTACCTGGCTGGCCGCCCAGATGCGGACGGATTCACGTTGCAGGTCGACGTCTATGCCGCCAGCGCGGACTCGGCAACGAGAGTCACGACAGCTTTGCGGGACGCGCTGGAGCTGAAGGCCAACATCACCCGCTGGGGCGCCTCTGGCCAAGATCCGGCGACGAAGGACTACCACCGCAGTTTTGATATCGACTGGATCACCCTTCGATAGAGCATCACCCCTAATCAACCCGCCGAGTGCGGGTTTTTTTATGCCCGACATTTGGAGAACGCCATGTCGATCCTTTCCCAAGGAACCCAGATTTACGCACTCGTCCCGCCACTGACCGGTACCGGGCCTAAAACCGTGCTGGCCATTGAATGCGCGACGGCATTCAGCCCAGGCGGTTCGCCAGCGGACCAGATCGAGGATACCTGTCTCGAGGACACTTCGCGCCGCTACAAGAAAGGTTTGCGCACCCCGGGCCAGGCCTCGCTGACCGTCAACGCCGATCCGAATAACGCGAGCCACATTCGCCTGCATCAGCTGTCGGAAACCGACGGCGATACCACCATCCAGTGGGCGGTGGGCTGGTCCGACGGCAAAGCCGCTCCGACTGTTGCAATTGGCGGCACTTTGGACGCCGTGACCATCGGTGCCGGCGGCACCGGTTACACCACTGCTCCGACAGTCGCTTTCACTGGCGGCGGTGGTTCTGGCGCGACCGGCATCGCAACCGTTTCCGGCGGCGCAGTGACCGGCATCACGATCACCAACCCTGGCACCGGTTACACCAGCGCTCCGACTGTTGCCTTTACTGGCGCGGGTACGGGCGCGACGGCAAGTGCTGCCATTGCTGCGGGCGACAGCTTCGATTTGCCGGAAACTCGCACCTGGTTCGTTTTCGAGGGTTACGTGAGCGACTTCCCGTTCGACTTCGCGGCCAACGCCGTGGTCAGCACCGCCGCAACCATCCAGCGCTCGGGCGGTTCTGCCTGGGTTCGTAAATCCGCCTAAGGGGGCTCAATGAATCTCGCTCAATTGAAGCAAAAAGGAGGCGTCATCTCTGGCGCTCTAGTGGTCAAGGACATCGAGTGGAAGCATCTCAGCGAAAAGGGCAAGGAGGTGACCGACAAGTTTAAGGTTCACGTCCGCCGGCACGCTTTCGGTGTGATGGAGCAGATGTTCAATGGTGGTGATGCGGATAAGTTCCGGAACGCCCGCTACCTGGCCGCCAGCATCTGTCTGGGTGCCGAGGGTGAAGAGGAGCTGCCCTTTGATGACGCGGTGAATCTCGATCCCAACCTGGGCGTGCTGATGCTGCAGGCCGTGAACGAGGTCAACAGTTCCGCAAAAAACTGACAGCCGCCGATGAGTTGATGCACGAACTGGTGCTCAACGGAATCGGCGGGTGCACCATCGCAGAAGCGAAGGCCAACATCACTTATTCGGAGGTGCTGGCCTGGTCTGCATACCGGGATAAGTACGGAACGTTGAATCTGGGTCGTCGTCTGGACCTGGCTGCTGCAATCATTGCGCAGCAGGTGAATCGCGGTTCCGGTGGCAAAGCCGACCTTGTCGACTTCATGCCTCACGCCGAGCGCCAGCCGATCAACATGGAACAGGCCATGGATGAGTGGGTGTGATCATCGCCATGGATGGTGATAGATTGCCAGCATCGTACAGGGAGTAAATTTTATGCAGCTGGCAATTCTTTTAGTGCTCATTCTGATTGCGGTAATTTTGGCACCCTGGCTGCTGGGCGTCATCGCAGCCCTCGTTGTAGCGTACGGTCTCTGGCTAGTCATCGCAGGCGTCATTTCGTTGTCCGTTGTTGCTCTTTTTTTATTGGTGTACGGCCTTAAGCAAGGATTTTTTCCAAAGCCCGCCGTATCGAGCGCGATTGAGCTGAAGATCGCCGAAGCGAACGACCAATACCGAGCGAAAGAGGCTGAAAAAAGGGCGGTCAATAAGCAGGAAAATTTGGTTCGGGAAGCGGAGCGGGTGCGAGTCAGAGAAAAAAGAATGACGACATGTAAAAAGTGCGAGGCTTCAATCGAAAAGCACAGCATGTACTGTCCTAAATGCGGGAAAAGTCCCGTGTAGCCAATTTGTTTTAAGAGAAGCCCACTCCGGTGGGTTTTTTTTCGTCTGGAGAAAGTAAATGGCCTCGCGCTCACTCGGCACGCTGACCCTGGATTTAATCGCCCGTATTGGTGGGTTTCAGCAGGACATGGGCCGGGCGTCGCAATCAGTTGTCAGAACTGGCGCTGCTGCTGATGCTGCATCTGCCCAGGTCAATGCATTGCAGAGGGAGTTTCTTTCCCTATCGAGCGTTGCCTCTAGAATCGCTGGCCCGTTGGCCGCCGCATTTAGCGTAAACAGTGTGTACAAGGCCACGGAGGCCTATAGCACCCTCACGAACCGGCTAAAACTCGTTACTACCGGTTCATCTGAACTTGCCGAAGCACAGAAGGCGGTTTTCGACATCGCCCAGGCTTCGGCGCAGCCGCTTTCTTCCACGGCTGAGCTTTATCAACGGATCGCTACTAACCAGGATGCCCTGAAGCTTTCCGGGAAAGATGTCGCTAGTGTCGTTGGGACTGTCAGCAAGACACTAGCGATCTCGGGCGCTTCTGCGGAGAGTGCAAACGCTGCACTGATCCAGCTGGGCCAAGCGTTCGCCTCAGGCGTACTGCGCGGTGAGGAGCTGAACTCTGTGATGGAGCAGGCTCCAGCGCTTTCCCAAGCCATTGCCGCAGGTATGGGCAAGACCGTTGGCGAGTTGCGCGCAATGGGGGCTGCCGGCGAACTCACTTCTCAAGCCGTAGTTAAAGCGATTCAAAGTCAGTCCGGCGCAGTCGATGCGCTTTTCGCAAGAACGGCTACAACGATCGGCAACAGCTTTACAAAAATCAGCAACTCGATGACCCGATTCATCGGTGAGCTTGACCAGGCCACGGGCGCGAGTGCGAAAGTGGCGGGAGAGTTCGTTGGGCTCTCGAAGGCTATCGATGGCAGCCTGCCGGGATCGCTGGCGGCATTGCGGAACAACTCCGAAGCGCTTTCGCAAGTGCTCACCACTGGGCTCTATGTGGCACTCGGGCGAATTGCCGGTGGCCTGGTTCAGCAAGGCGGGTCGGCGCTTTATGCCGCGGCGTCGAATCAGACGCTCCTGGCCTCTACCGCAGCTACAGCTAAAGGTGATTTGTATGCGGCTCAAGCCAAGCAGATCGATGCAAGAGCTTTGTTGCAACGTGCTGGTCTTGAGATAAAAGCCGCTGAAGGGAAGGTAGCCTCTGATCGCGTGCGGCAGAGTTCTGAGCTCTCCAACATTAAGGCGGTCCAGGCGTCATTAGCGGCGGAGCGTCTGTTGGAGCAGCAGCGCCTGGCTGCGCAGATTAACGATATTGGTCGAGCGGCCTCAATTTCTCGCCTCGCCGAAATTCGCTTGGCAGAAGTCGCGATCACCAAGAAAGTCGAGCAAGCTGAGCGGTCGCTTGCGACTACGACGGTTGCTACCTCAGCTCAGATTGAACGCGCCTACGCTATGAGGTCAGCGGCGGCAATTGCGTATGCAGAAACGTCTGTAGCTGCGAATGCGCTTGCCGCGACTTCTCGAGCTGCTGATGCTGCAGCTGCGTCAGCCACCTTGGCCGGTCGGGCATTTGGCGCAATGGCTACGGCAGGTCGCGGGCTGCTCGCCCTAATGGGCGGGCCTATTGGTCTTCTCTTCATCACTGGTGCTGTGGCTCTTTCGTTTTTAGATTTTAGAAGTAGTACCGAAAAGGCTGCCCAAGGGCTAGAGGGATTGAAAGGGCCTCTTGATGAGGTGATCGAGAAGTTCAAGCAGCTGACTCGCGATCAGAAAGCAGCGGCTCTGGTTCGCTGGGGAGAGGCTGAGGCCGAGAGCATTAAGGCTGCCGGTGAAGAGTACGACAAGCTGCAAAAAAACCTAAGGACCGGTCTAGTTGGGCCTCGGTCGAGCACGTCAGGTACAGCAATTTTCGAACAGTATTCGAAGCGTATCTCCGAGGCTGTTGCCGCTGGTAAAGATCTGTCGCCAATACTTGAAGAGTTGAAAACCAACTCCCAAGTCGACCCTAAACTTTCCGCATCACTTGTTAAGCAAGCCGGTGATTACTCGGTCGTCAAACAGTCGGCCGAAGAAGCGAGAGATCGAATCAACGCCCTCAATGGCGAGATGAATAAGGGCAGTTCGGGTGCGGGGCAAGCGGCTACTAACGGGATGACGGCCGCGGGCCAAAAGTACATCCAGACGTTGCAACAGCAACTCGGCAAGCTGCAAGACAACAACGATGCAGTCAAGGAAGCGACTCGGTATCTGGATACTCATAAGGATCTATCCGAGAGCGATCGCGTTGCCATCATGTCCAGCGCCTATGCTCTCAAAGCCCAGGCCGACGCGAATAAAGCGGCTACGAAAGAGACCAAGGAAAGCACCTCGGCGATCAAGGCAAACCAAAAAACTTTCGAAGAGGCCGAGGAGAACTACAAGCGCCAGATTGAGTTGATCAACACCACCACGGACAAACAGAAAAACGCGACGGAAGTTGAAAAGCTGGGGTTTGAGATCTCCAGCGGCAAATACGCCGATCTTAATGAGCAGCGCAAGAAACTATTGGGTGGCCTGGCTGCTGAGTTGGACGCGAAAAAGGCGTTGCTCAAAGCAGATGAGGAAGCAAAAAAGCTGTCGGCTTTCAGCGCCAACGTCCATGAAAGCAATCAGTCGGCCAAGGATGGTTTTGACCAGGAACTGGCTGGTGCCGGAGCAGGCGAAAAGCGCAAAGCCCAGCTCAAAGAAATGCTCGCCATCGAGCAGGACTTCAACAAGCAGCAGCGTGAACTGGTGCTCCAACGCAACAGCGACGATATCAGTCAGGAACTGTACGACAAGGAGACCTCCGCGCTAAGCGAGGCCTTGGCAGGCCGCCTGGTTATCCAGCAGGACTATTACAACCAGTTGGAAGACGCACAATCGAACTGGATGGATGGTGTCAGCGATGCCTGGCAGAACTATGTCGACGCGGCTCAGGATTATTCCTCGCAAGCAGCTGAGGCCACGGCTTCAGTGCTGGACGGCGCAACCAGCAGCTTGAGCACCTTTCTCTCCGATGTGGCGAGCGGTGCCGAGACAGCCGGTGATGCTCTGGGCGACATGCTTGGTAACTTCGCCAAGTCAACGCTGCAGGCCCTGTCCGACATGGCCGCGCAATGGTTGATTTACCAGGCGGTGCAATTGCTGGTCGGCAAGACGACGCAGGCGAGCGCAGTTCCGACGTTGGTGGCCAACGCGCAGGCTACGGCCTTCCAGGCAAGCCTCGCGGCGTTTGCTTCGACCGCCGCGATTCCAATCGTTGGTCCAGCAGCGGCACCGGCCGCCGCTGCCGCTGCTGCGGCGGCTACTGCTCCCATGGTGGCCGGGGTCGCCAGCGCCGCGCTCGCCGGTATGGCGCACGACGGCATGGGCAACATCCCCAAGGAGGGCACCTGGTTGCTCGATGGAGGCGAGCGAGTCGTCGCACCGGCGCAGAACAAGGACCTCACCAACTTTTTAGCGCGTCAAAGTGCTGCGACTGAAAGCGTGGGCGACGGAAACGCCAGTGGCGGGCGCGGAGGCATCACAGTCAATGCGCCGGTGACCGTGCAGGCTCAACCCGGTACCAGCGATGCCGATGCGCGTCGACAGGGCGAAATGGCCGGAGAGGGTTTGACGGCCACGGTCCGGCGAGTTCTACAGGGCGAGATGGGGCAGGGCGGTTTGCTTTGGAGGCGAGTCTGATGGTCGAAACATTCAACTACTGCGCCCAGCTCGGCGCCGACGGCGAGGTGACCCAGAACACCTGGGAAAACGACTTCGGCGACGGCTACACCCAGGCCGGCGGCATTGGCATCAACACCAAGCGGCAGACTTGGAACATGACGTACAGCGGCCTATTGGCGCCCGGCTCCGACCTGAAAGGCGTTTGGGAATTTCTCGATCGCCACGAAGGCTACAAGTCGTTTCTTTGGACGCCGCCCGGTGGTGTCCAAGGCCGGTACCGCTGCAGCGGCTACAAACCTCGACCTCTCGGAGCGGGCTTGTACACGCTGAGCTTCATCTTCAAACAGGTCTACAACCCCTGATCCGCCAATCAATCGAGCCCCGCCCAGTGCGGGGCTTTCTATTTCTGGAGGCCCATGAATTACAACACTGATATCCAGAAGCTCGAACCAGGTAACCAGATCCGACTGTTCGAGCTCGACGCCACGCGCCTGGGCGCGAATCTCTGGCGCTTCCATGGCCACACCGAAGAGGGCGACATCATCTGGCAAGGGCAGGTTTATTCGCCGCTCCAGATCACGGCCAAGGGTTTTGATATTCGGGGTGATGGCCGGCCCGCAACACCGACGCTTCAGGTGGCCAACGAACTGGGCGGCATTCCCGGTGCCATCACGGCGTTGTGCTTGCAGTTCCGCGATCTGGCCGGCGCCAAGGTCCGGGTCATCGAGACGTTCCGCCACTTCCTGGATGCGGCGAACTTCCCTGAGGGCAATCCCAACGCAAGCGACCAGAGCAAGATCAACCTCTGGTACATCGAGCAGAAGACCGAAGAAAGTCGCGCCGCGGTGGTGTTCTCGTTGTCGAGTCCCACGGACATGGAAGGGCAGCAACTGCCGTCGCAACAGATCACCAAACTCTGTCGCTGGGCCTGCCGTGGGGGCTACCGGGGTGAGGCGTGCGCCTACATGGGTGGCGCCATGTTCACCAAGAAGAACGAGCCCACCGACAACCCGGCGCTCGATCGCTGCGGCGGCTGGTGGAGCAGCTGCAAGCTGCGCGGCAACACCCGCCGTTTCGGCGGCTCAATGGGCGCCAGCCTGATCACAAGCTCGAGGTAATCCATGCGCATCAACAAACAGTTGCAGGCCGCGATTCGCGACCACGCGGAACGCGCGTACCCGGCTGAAGCCTGTGGCCTGCTGATCAGCACCGCCGGCGGCCGTGAGTATGTCCCGTGCGCCAATCTGGCGAAGACCGATCGGGAAAACTTTCAACTCTGCGAGCGGGACCAGGCGGCCGCCGAAGACCGCGGCGAAGTGCTGGCGATCATTCACAGTCACCCGGACAAGGCGCCGGCCCCGAGCATGGCCGACCGGGTCAGTTGCGAGTTGCACGAATTGCCGTGGGGCATCGTTGGCTGGCCGGGCGGTGACTTTGAATGGTTCAAGCCTTCGGGCTTCCAGGCGCCTTTGCTGGGCCGCGACTTCTCCCATGGCCTGCTGGATTGCTGGGCCGCCTGCCGCGACTGGTACGCGCGCGAGGCGGGGCTGCAACTGCCCAACTTCGAACGCCAGGACCTGTGGTGGGAGAACGAGACAGGCCCGAGCCTCTACGAAGACAACTTCAAGGCCACCGGTTTCTACCAGGTCAGCGAGGCGCGGCGTGGCGACATGTTGGTATTGCAGATCCCGACCCCAGGGCGCAACTGCTTCCATCCCAACCACGCGGCAATCTACCTGGGCGACGAGCCGGCGCTGGTCAGTGAGCCTGCGGCGACCCTCGGCGGTTCCGGGCCATTTATTTACCACCACATGCCCGGGCGGCTCGCCAGTCGTGAAATCTACGGCTGGTCGCAGGCCAACCGGGTGAAGCTGATTTTGCGGCACAAGGATTATCGCCCATGAAACGCACCATCAAGCTGGGTGGCGTTCTGGGTAAGCGCTTCGGCCGCCAGTACACCCTCGACATCCATGGCGTGCGCGATGCGATGAGCGCGCTGTGCAACATGAAGCCCGGCTTCGAGCAGTTCCTGCGCCAAGCGGAAGAGCGGGGCCTGGTGTTCGCTGTGTTCGTCGACGAGCGAAACATCGCCGAGGCGGAGCTTGACCTGAAGGACTCCGGCGCCGGCGACATCCGAATCATGCCGATCATTCAGGGCAGCAAGCAGGCAGGCATGTTTCAAACCCTGCTTGGCGTGGCGCTAATCGTGGCGGGGATGTTCAGCGGAGGTTCGACAACGGGTCTGGGCATTGCGCTGCTCGCCGGCGGTGTGGCTGTCGGGCTGGGCGGGGTCGTGCAGATGCTGTCGCCCACGACCAAAGCCAACACCAACGACAAGAATGAAGACGGCAACAATCCCAGCTACGGCTTCGGCGGTGCCGTCACCACCATCGCCCAGGGCAACCCCTATCCGCTGCTCTATGGCGAGCGAGAGATCGGCGGTGCCGTCGAGTCCGGCGGGATCTACACCCAAGACAATATCTAACTACCCGCTTCGGCGGGTTTTTGCATTCTGGAGGGCGCATGAGCGCAGCAGCAAAGAAGGCGCCGCGAGCCGCCCCAAGAAAGCGTCGGCCCGTTGCAGGCAGCAAGGGCGGCGAAGCCAAGCAGAAACAGCCGAGCATCGCTTCGAACAGCGTGCCCTCAATCGCCACTGCGCGGATCGTTTATCTCTGGAGCTGGGGGCCGATCGTCGGGCTGGTTGACGGCCTGCGCTCGCTCAAACTCGACGGTACGCCAGTGCAAGCTGAAGACGGCACGCTCAACTTTCCGGGCGTGAAATGGCAATTCCGTTCCGGTGAACTGAACCAGACTCGTCTCGAAGGGATTTCCGAGGCGAGTAACGAAATCTCCGTCAATCAGGAGTTGATCAGCACCACTCCCTGGCTACACACCATCAACAACTCGCTGATTGATGCCGTCCGGATCCGCCTGGCGTGGCCACAGCTGCAAAGTCAGGACACCAGCGGCAACTTGAACGGCGTGCGGATCGAATATTCCGTAGAGGTTTCGACCGATAACGGCCCGTACTTACCAGTCCTGAGTTCTTTCGTTGATCGCAAGAACGTCACCAAGTACGAGCGCTCGCACCGGATCGAATTGCCCGCCGGCAGTCGCTGGACGATTCGCGTCCGCCGCCTGACACCAGAGGCGAACAGCTCACTGGTGCAAGATGGCATGCTGATTGAGGCGATTGCCGAGGTGGTCGACAGCGACCAGGAATACCCGCTGACGGCTGTGGGCTGCCTGGAGTATGACGCCCAGCAATTCGGCGGCGATATCGCCAAGGTTGCAGCCCTGATGCGTGGCCGCATTATTCGTGTGCCGGCCAACTATGACGCCGTGACCAGGACCTACCGCACCAGTGGCGCGGGTACCAGCAACGGTGTTTGGGACGGCACCTTCCAGGAGGCCTACACCAACAATCCCGCCTGGATCTTTTACGACCTGGTGCTGCACCCGTATTACGGGCTCGGCGAGCGCATCGACGCGACCATGGTTGATCGCTGGTCGCTTTACCGCATTGGCCAGTATTGCGACCAGATGGTGCCGGACGGCAAAGGTGGTCAACAGCCTCGCTACACCCTGAACTTGTATTTCCAAAAGCAGGCGGAAGCCTACGCCGTACTGCAGGATCTGGCGCAGAGTTTTCATGGAATGGCCTACTGGGACGGCAGCCAGATCGTCGTCAACGCCGACATGCCGGGCGATCCCGTCTACACCTACAGCCCCTCGCAGATCCTCAACAACGGTGAAATCAAATACGAGGGCACCCGGGCGCGAGATAGGCACACCCTGGCCATGGTCGCCTGGGACAACCCTGATCAGGGTTACGAGACGGACAAGGAGCCGGTGTTCGACGATGACGCCATGGCGGAGTTGGGCATGGTGCGCGAGCTCGCCGTCGATGCCATCGGCTGTACGTCGTTGGGTCAGGCTCAACGCGCGGGACAATGGGCGCTTCTGACCGAGCAACTGCAAACACGCGGCGCGACGATGCGTGTGGGGCTGGATGGTCAAATTCCGAAGCCCGGGCAAGTGATCGCGCTCGCTGATCCGGCGCTGGCCGGTCGCGCGAACGGTGGGCGTATCTCTGCTGTCGCCGGACGGGTCATCACCCTGGACCGTGACACGGCGGTTCCGGCCGGCGCCCGGCTGTTCGTTAACCTGCCCAGCGGCAAGTCAGAAGCGCGCGTGGTCAAGTCAGCGGTTGGTCGAGCGATCACCGTCATGGCCGATTACAGCGAGTTGCCCGAAGCGGAGTGTGGGTGGGCGATTGATTACGACGACCTGAAGCTGATGCAGTTCTACGTGCGTAACGTGACGCGTCCGGAGTGGCACCAGTTCCAGCTTGAGATGATTCAGCACGAGCCGAGCAAATTCAACGCGATCGACTTCGGCGCTGTTGTTGATGTTCGGCCAATCACCGGCATTCCAATAGGAACTCAAGCTGCTCCGGCCCGCGTACTGCTCAGCCAGCACGTAGTGATAGAGCAGGGCATTGCTGTGACTAGCATGACCATTGCCTGGGACGCGGCGCCCGGCGCCGTGGGTTACGACGTTGAATGGCGTTGGGGCGCCAGGGAGTGGACCAAGGTGCCTCGCACCAGTGAGCTGGTGGCGGAAGTGCGCGGTATTTATTCAGGTCAGTATCTGGCCCGGGTACGTGCGATCAGCTCGATGAATGTTTCCTCCATTCCTACGAACTCAGTGCTGACGGATCTCCTTGGGAAAACCGGAAATCCGCCGGCGGTGTCGTTCCTGACGGCAGCGCCACTGCTGTTCGGCATATACCTCAAGTGGGGTTTTCCTGCCGGTGCCGAGGACACTCAGCGCACGGAACTTTGGTACGGGTCAACCATCAATCAGGCGGCTTCGACCAAGCTGACAGACCTTTCGTACCCGCAAAGGGATTTCTCGATGCTGGGGCTCGCCGCGGGCGTGACGTTCTTCTTCTGGGCGCGCCTGGTGGATCGAATCGGCAACGTTGGTCCGTGGTATCCCGTTGGTAACGGAGTGATGGGTCAGTCGAGTTCCAATGCTGCTCCGATCCTCGACATGCTGGCAGGGAAAATATCCAAGACGGAGCTTGGCGAAGATCTGCTGAGCGACATCGAGAAAATTCCAGGCTTGCAGGACCAAATCGACGCGCTCGACGAAAGCTACAACCCGGGCAAGGCCTACATCAAGAATGCGATCGTCCGCTCGGGACAATTGCTCTACCAGGCCAAGGGTCCGGTTCCGATCAATACGCCACCGCCGAATGCCACGTACTGGCTGAACGTGGGTCAGTCGATTGAAACGGCAAATGGCTTGGCTCAGCAGGTCGCATTCAACACGGCTGATATCAACGAGCTGGATGGTGAGGTCACCGCCACGGCGACTGCGTTCCAAGCGCTGCGCGCATCGTCAAGAGACGACAATGGGGAAGGTGACCTTGCCGACGCCATTAAAGGCTGGACCAGTACCGCGGCCATCGCTACGGAGGAACGGGTTCGCACCTCTGAAACAGAAGCGTCTGCAAGGCGCCTGGCAACTCTCGATGTGCAGGTGGGCCAGAGCAGTGCAAACGTCAGCGAGCTGACCGAAGTTGTGGCTACCAACCAGTCTGCTACGGCCACAAAGATCGACCAGCTCACCGCCTCGGTCGGCCAGAACACGGCAGCAGTTCAACAAACCGCCTCGGCCCTGGCAGACACCACCGGTAAGCTGTCGACGCTGTGGTCCGTGAAGATGGAAACCACCGCCGGCGGCCAAAAGTACGCAGCATCTTTCGGGCTCGGTCTTCAGGTCGATCCGTCGGGTGTTTCGTCACAGTTCGTGGTGCGCGCTGACACGTTCATGTTGTTGAACCTGATAAATGGCACCCCGGTTTCGCCATTTGCTGTGTCTGGCGGGCAGACGTTTATCCGTGACGCGTTTATCCAGGACGGAACGATTACCAACGCCAAGATCGGCGACTACATCGCTTCAACAAACTATGTGTTCGGGCAGACCGGCTGGGCGATTTTCAAAAACGGGGGTTTCGAAATGAACGGGCAGGGTGCAGGTCAGGCTCGAATTGCCATCAATAACAGTGCCGTGAAGCTTTATCACCCGAACGGCGTTCTCGCAATCAACCTCAGCGTATGACGGGATTAACTACCTATGACGCCTCCGGGCGTCTGCTGGTCGATATGACCATGAGCCTAAGCCAGATGCAAGGCTTCATCGACACAGGCGGGGCTAACGGCTCCGCGTCTATTCCTGCTGCGCCAGCCGGGAAAACGCAGTATTACATCGTCGTGCCGTTGGTTGATTTGCAGATGGAGAAAGGGAAGAAGCCAGGCGTAACGCTGGTTGCCGGTTCCTCACTGTCTTGGGTGTATTCATACGCGACGAACGGCTGGGGATACTTCTCGGCAAATTGCCGGATATTTTACGGGTACTACTAATTGTCTACTTTTCAGGCGTTTAAAGAAAACGGCCAAATCCTCTTTGATACCAATCTTATTTGCTATGGACTGGTAAAGAGCGGATACATGGCTCTACAATCTTATTGGACTCGAAGACAACTGCGCTCAGCACAGTTAGACCCAAATGATGGGGCGAATTGGTTCCCGTCCGTGCAGAGTTCTAACCCGTCATTTGGCGACGGGCTATGGGGATTCACCGTATCTAACGCCATATCGCCAGTTGTTTTCATTACCGGAACCGGGACTCTTAATGGGACGTCTGTATCTGGCAACAGCATTACGTTCTATTATTCGAACGCTTCTACTAGTACGAAGTTTTACTGTTTCGACCTTATGGCCGACAACATGACCGGCACTACGTTCATGAAAACCTACGACACTAGTCAGCGCATTACCTTCAATTCGTTGCAGCCTCCGCTAAATATAATTGGCGCCGTTCAAGCTCCAGGGCCTGGCGCCTCAGATCAGTACGGACGGCGGCTAAATTGCTACACAGGTGGAGCCACAAGAGTCCGGCAAATTCTTCAAACCGTCGGTGGCGTTACGTACACAAGGCAGACAGATTCCTATGTGGATATACCCATTGGTTCCGGTATCGAATACGCCGCATTTCTGCCGTGGTCGCGCAGCGTCATGTACTGGGACTTTGGGTGGGGTACTGATAGCAGTACGTTTCTTAATTACTCTGGATTAGAGGGTGCGTATGGAAGGGTCGGTGGAATTTCATTTATGTTTGGCGCGTCCGCCGCTACCACTCAAGCGATTCCATTCAATCAAGGGTATTCAATACCCATATCGTTTTCGAATTTACCGGCAACTCTGCCCGCCGCTCTGGTAATCACAACAGCAAACCTACCGTTCCCCTTCAACTAATCCATCCGTATTAACTAAGCTCGCGTATTGCGGGCCTCTTATCTAAGTAAAAAAGGATAACTCCATGCCTTGGTATAAAACCGGGACGGTTTCTGTTACCCAGAATTCCAGTGCTGTGATAGGAACTAATACCGCGTTTATTGCCAACAGCCGTGTCGGCGATGGATTTCGCGGACCCGACGGCGGATGGTACGAAGTGACGAACATCGCCAGCGATGCGGCGATGTCGATTTCGCCAAGTTACCAGGGGGCCACTAATGCCGTAGGCAGTTACGCTCTTGCGCCATTGCAGGGTTACGTCAAGGATTCGGCTGACGTCTTGCGTGCAATTGTCACGCAGTATGGAACCAAGTTGGCCGCGCTCGGCACCACCGGGAACTACGACATCCTGCCCCTCGCAAAGGGCGGCACCGCGCGTAGCGATGGCAGAGCCTTTTTCTCCGAAGTGGGAGCCCAGGCCGCCGCAGTATCGTTCAACACGCCAGGCATGTACTTGGGCTGGAACGCATCCACCGTGGGCGAGGGGCACTTCGTTGTAAACAGAGGTCAAGGCAGCGGTGGGTTTACCTTTCGGTCCGTTAACTCGGGGAATACGGCCACCGGGCCGACCATGTCCTACAGCTACGACGGAATCCTGAATGTCCCTCTTGAGCTGCAAGTCCCAAAAATCACCGGCCTGACTACCGCGTTGAGCATTGCGCAGGGCGGCACAGGCAACACCACGGGCACAGCGTCCAAGCTCGCGGCCGCGGCAATGGTTGGCACGGTATCTCAGAGCGGCGGTGTGCCAACCGGCGCCGTCATTGAGGCTGGTTCGAACTCAAATGGCTGGTTCATCAAATTCGCCGACGGCACGATGATTTGTCGCGGAGTGGTGACTGCCGCCCCTAGCATCGCCAACGCGTCAGGCGGAGTTTTTTACGCTACAGGCTCGCTCGCTTTCCCTGCCACGTTTGTGGGGATCGCTCCACAAGTTGCCCCATCATTTACCGCCGACGGCTACCTGACGTGGGCCATCCAAAAAGGACCGGCCGGCCCTACGTCTTTTGCGTATTACGTTATTGCTGCAATCAACACATTTGTTTCTGGAAACCTTGGCTTCATTGCAGTAGGGAGATGGATTTAATGCAAATCAACCTGTCACCACAGCGTCGAGACGACACGCTTCAACTCATCCGCAACGGTTCAGCGTTAAGCATCAATGGCGAGGTGTTCGACTTCTCCCAAATGGCCGCCGGCGACACGCTTCCTGCCTCCGCTATCTCTTCAGAGTGGTTCCTGGGCCAGGTCGATAACGTGGGTGGAGAGCTTGAAATCACGCTGATCCTTCCGTTGCCTGCGAATTACAGTCAGCAGCAAGCCTTCCCCGAGCCATTGTTCAATGTCCCGAACGGCCCTGTTGCGCTGCCGCAACCGATGCCGGTCATCGCTGTTGAACCGGATCAGTCGCAGGACCTTGCGGTTGTCTCGCCTGAAACTCAGGAGGCCGATGCATGAGTGCGAATATTGATTGGGCCCAGTTGCTCACCAAGTCGATGAAGGAACAGGCGGCGACCACCCAGCTTTTGGCCGCCGTCGTTTCAGAAAACGCCAGGCGCCGCGCCGTCGCCGATAAAGCCATTGCACCGCTTCAAGACGCCGTCGATATCGACGATGCGACAGCTGACGAAGTGTTGCTGCTCAAAGCCTGGAAAAAATACCGGGTGGCGCTGAATCGGTTGCCTGACCAGCCTGGATATCCCGCCACGATCGACTGGCCCGCCGCCCCGGCCTGATATCGCCAAATACCGAAGCCCGCCCTTGAGCGGGATTTTTTTTGTCTGGAGAAAAGTGATGGCTGTTACCGAGAAAGACCGCGACATCCTCGCACGCACGATTTGGGGTGAGGCTCGCGGTGAAAGCGTGGCCGGCCAGATCGCCGTCGCCTGGACCATCCACAACCGCGTTAACGATGGCAAGCTGAAATCGTGGTGGGGTGAGGGCTACGCCGGTGTGTGCCAAGCCAAGTACCAGTTCAGTTGCTGGAATACCAATGACCAGAACTTCGCCTATCTGTCCGGCGCGAAGCAGATCCCATTCCGCGAACTGGCCCAGGCACGTATCGCGGCCGACCAGGTGATCGACGGCAAGGTGCCCGACCCTACCGGCGGCGCCACGCACTATTACGCGCTCACCATGAAGACGGCCCCGGCCTGGGCGGCGAAGGCCAAGCAGACGTTGACACTCGGCGGGCACGTCTTCTTCAAGGACGTGCCATGAGTCCCGTGGCGTGGAAATCGGCCGGCATCCTGCTGCTCATGCTGGCCACCGCCGGCGGCACCTGGAAGGTTCAGGACTGGCGCTACGGTAAGCAGCTCGCGGAGCAGGCCGACCTGCATCAGGACGACCTGACCACCATCAGCAAGGCGGCCGCCGCTCAGGTGCGCGCCGATCAGGACAAGCGCCTCGCGCTCGAACAGCGCTTGTCGACCAGCGACCAAACCCACCACAAGGAACTGACGGATGCTCAAACCAATCAGGCTCGCCTGCGCGATCGCCTTGCCACTTCTGATTTGCGGCTGTCAGTCCTCCTCGACGCTGCGGATCCAGCCAGTGGCTGCGCGTTGCCAGCCGGTACCGCCGCCGTCGGCGTGGTTCATGGAGGCGCGCGCGCCCGACTTGACCCAGCGCATGCTCAACGAATTGTCGCCATCACCGACGCCGGTGACCAAGGACTGATTGCGCTGGCCGCGTGCCAGGCCTACGCACGCGAAGTCTCGCATTGATGGCTCTGGGCTATTCTTGATGGCGATCTGCGGTTGATTCATCATCTGCATTCACCAAATGATAAGACACCATGGACAAGCAACTCGCCGGCCTTTCGTTCCTGCTGACTCTCGCCTGGGTAACTGTCGTGTTGCTGGTGATGTATTGGATGTCACGCTGAAGGTAACGCCTCAGCCATTGCCCTTGTAGTCGCCTCCGGTAATCGCGCTTTTGGGCTCGATCAGTTCTGGCCCATGGTTTCGAACGTTGCCCACGGCGCGGTCTACTTGGAACCATTCGAACGCTTCTGTCGGCTCTCCCTGGAACAGCACCATTTGCTCGGCGCGCTCATTGGGCGTGGCCGGGTCCAACCATTCCTGGGCCAGTTCCGGCGCGAGCGTCACCGGCCGCCGGTCGTGGATGTCGACCATGCCGCCGACGCTGTCGGCGGTGATGATCACGAAGCCGTCGTGCTCGCCTGGCGGGTGCTCCGCATTCGGGTACTGACCAATCGCGGCGCACAGGATCGGCGCCCGGTCCTTGCGGCGAATCAGGTAGGGCTGCTTCTTCGGTCCGCCTTCGTCCACCCACTCAAACCAGTTGTCGATGGCAATGATTGCCCGATGCGGCCAGATCGCGCGGAAGAATGGTCCGTGGGCGACTTTCTCTACCCGGGCGTTGATCGGCGCGGCGCGGTCTTTCGCCCAGTGCGGACGCCAGCCCCAGCGAACCATGTCGGCGCGCAGAAACTCGCCTTCCTGATGAAAGAGGGCGAGTTGCGTTGACGGCGCGGCATTGTAGCGTTCGAAGGGCTGATCGCCGGTGTAGTTGAGCAGGGCATTGGGGATGCTTAGCGCTGCAACAAAGTCGTGAATGCCTCGGTACTGGGAAAGTCGTCCGCACATGGCTAAACCCTCAAGCTGAATACAGAGCTTAGATGATCGTTTTCGAGCTGGGGGTTAGGCCGTCCAGCAAGCCGCGCAGCCGGTCAACTTCCCGTTTGTAACCTCTCGCTGCGATGTCGAGGTCGTACAGTTCCTTTCGGACCTTTGCGAGCTGCCCGGCGCGCTCGCGCAGATTGCCCATTGCCTCGTCACGTTGCGCCGAGGCTTCGTCGTACATTTTCACCAGGCCGAATATGGTTTCTCTCGCTGCACGCAGTTGCAAATTCAGTTCCTGGACTTCGTTTTCCAGTATCAGCTTGTAGTGGGTGATGGTTTCCAGTTCGGTCGGGCATCCAAGCCAGTCGCTGGTGTCTTCGATGTCGAGGGGGTCCACGGTCACGCCTTATTGATACTGTTCGGATATACAGTAATCGAATCGAGCAGTATCGGGCGAGGGTAAAGCGACGAGCTGTAGGTTTTGGTGTGGTGTTCGGTCCGGCAGGACGCCGAGGAAGGGTGCATCTCGTACCAATATTTGTACCAGTGCGTGTGTTTCGCAGGTGTTTGCCGTGTGTCACAGGGTAGGAAGGCCCCATGAATGCTGGGGCCGACCACTTTGGAATACCCGGCAAAACCCAATATTAATACTAGGAGTATGAGCCACGAAAGCGCTAGGCGCCTGTTTGGCGAGCGCTTTAAATGAAGAAAATTTAATGTTTTTTGCCGGGTTTGCGTTTGATCAAGGGCACAAGCGCGGCGACGTTATGTTGATAGCGTCGATAGTGTTCGCCAAACATTTGGAGCAGATCTTTCTCTTCAAAATGAACGCCGATCAGAATGTAGAGCGTGTTCAGTAGCGCGAACAGAAGATGTCCGGCGGTCATCTCGGGTGTCGCCCAGAATACGATCAGAAATCCGAGGTACAAGGGGTGACGAACCACTTTGTAGAGCAACGGGGTCTTGAAGGTTGGGTTCTCGTGCCGGTCAGGATAAAAGGCGTTGAGTGCCTGCTTGATGCCCAGCAATTCGAAATGACTGATCAGGAATGTCGCGAGCACCACCACACCCCAGCCCAGCCAGAACAACGTCATCAAGAATCCATGGCCCCAGGTCGACGTGACACTCCAGATCGATCCCTCGATGGGTTGCCACAACCAGAAAAGCAACACGAGCACCAGGCAGGAAGACAGGACGTAGGTCGCGCGCTCGATAGGCGCCGGGATAAATCCGGTCCACCAGCGTTTGAAGCGCTGTCGCGCCATGCCGCTGTGCTGCACTGCAAACAGGGTAACCAGCAAGGTGTCGACGATAACCGCCAGGGGCCAACTGAGGCCGGGCCCGGTGTTGATGTTCTTGGGCACGCCGATACCGGAGAGAAAGCCAATCATGTACAGCGCGGTGAGCAGGAAAAACACATAACAACAGAGGCTGTAAAGCAGGCCTGCCAGTTTGCCTGCGAAAGCAGGCACATGCTGTTGAGTTGGGTGGCTCGGCTTCATGGACGGCTCCTGGCGAGTGCCATTTGTATCCGGTTGTCCCGCTGCGGTCTGTAGGTCGTTTGCCCGGTGGCCTGTCTCTTTATTCTGAAACTCGCGAATTGTTTGTCCAGTGCCCGAAAACAAAAAGCCCCGCAATTAGCGGGGCTCTTGTCTACGGCATGCCTGGGAACTCAGCCGTGCAGGGTTTCCGCCGCGTACAGCGTATTTTCCAGCAGGCAGGCACGCGTCATCGGGCCTACACCGCCAGGCACTGGAGTGATCCAGCCCGCGCGGGGCAGGGCGGTTTCGTAGATCACGTCACCGACCAGCTTGCCGTCTTCCTGGCGGTTGATGCCGACGTCGATCACGATCGCGCCTTCCTTGATCCACTCGCCCTTGACCAGGCCCGGCTTGCCGGCGGCGACTACGACCAGATCGGCACGGCCGACGTGGCCGGCCAGATCCTTGGTGAAGCGGTGAGTGACGGTAACGGTGCAACCGGCCAGCAGCAATTCCATCGCCATCGGACGGCCAACAATGTTGGACGCGCCGACAATCACGGCGTCCATCCCGTAAAGATCCGCCCCGGTGCTTTCCAGCAGGGCCATGATGCCTTTGGGTGTGCACGGGCGCAGCAGCGGGATGCGTTGGGCCAGGCGGCCGACGTTATACGGGTGGAAACCGTCAACGTCTTTGTCCGGACGAATGCGCTCCAGCAATTTGGAGGCGTCCAGGTGGGCAGGTAAAGGAAGCTGAAGCAGGACGCCGTCGATTGCCGGGTCGTCGTTCAGGCGATCGATCAGTTCGGCCAGCGCTTCTTGAGTGGTTTCAGAAGGCAGGTCGTAGGCCTGGGACAGGAAGCCGACCTCTTCACAGTCTTTACGCTTGTGCGAGACATAAACCTGAGAGGCAGGATCGCTGCCGACCAGGATCACCGCGAGGCCGGGCGTGCGCAGGCCTTGCTGGCGACGCTCGGTAACTCGTTTGGCGATCTGCTGGCGCAGGCTGGCGGCGATTGACTTGCCGTCGATTAGTTGTGCAGTCAT